AGTTGTAAACCCTGATCGTTGCTGTCGGTAAAACAGCGTTTCCTGAGGCGTCAAAAATGGCTGGCGGGTTGCGTTCAACAATGGCGAGAATCGAACGTCGCCCGCCGCCATTTGGAAAATACACAACCGACTCCCCGAAGTTGTCGAGCAACATCGGGAACCCTGCGGCTGCAAAGTGTGAGTCGAATGTCGTTCCCATTAGTCACCTTAAGCTGTGATGTTGCTGAGCAGGTGCCCGGCTTCTGGGTAGAGCACGATTTCATCGACATCGTGGCGAACTCGGATCACGTCGCCGCGAACCTTTTCATCACGATAGCTTTCCACCGTGCCGCCGATTGATGAGCCATCATCTGCCCAATGGAACGTGCGGCCGATACACGGCTCACGCATATCGCCACCGGTCGCGATCTTGCAAAGCATCGCATATTCGTTTGACCAGATCTGTGCTGGGGTAGCCGACTGGCCTTCCTTCGCGCTGTTCTTGCTCGATCCGGCGACGATGATGAAGTCCAGATCAAAGACCTGAGCCAGCATCTGGGTTGTGATGTCGCTGGCCTTGATAGCTGACCCGGCACCGCTTGCCGCAATGCGATCAGTTACCTGAGCACAGTTGCGAAGATTGCGGAACACTCGTCGATTGATGATCAGGGCGTTTGGCCACAGACCGGACCCGTCGTAAATCTTCTGCACGGCAGCTTCCACGTTCGTTAGTGGAACGGCAGTTGCCGACGTGCTCCACTCAATTGACACTGCTGTGGTCAACCCTGAGCCTGTCCAGGTCGTCGTGTTGAACACAGCATCCGCGACTCGCTGCTCAGCGTTTCGCAACACGGACGAAAACGCCCGCATCGTGCTAATCTGCTCGGCCTTGAAATAGTCCGAATACATCTTCGCTTCACGATCGTCGACGACTTCTTCCGCACCGTGTTCTTCGGTCGCGTAGGTCGCCTTATCGAACGTCCAGCTGCCGCGAGCGTATCCGCTTCCCGGTGCTCGCTTCGTGTCACGCTGTTGGAGCAGTTGCTCAATTGGAATCTTGCCGAAGTTTCCGGCCTGACTCATAACGTCAACCACTGGGAACACTTCTGTCGCGACGTAGCCCGATTTGTCTGACTCTGAGTCATATTCGAGGAACGTTGCTAGGTCTGGCCGCTGTGTAGACAGGGCGCTCGTTGGAGATGGCATTGCATTTCTTTCTTCCCGATGCAACGCGATTTATGAAACATGTAAAAAGTCGCCGGGCTTTGGTGGCCACCGCCACCCGGCAACGCATCGGGCTTCTTTATGAAATGGTGACAGCTTTTACTGAAATGACTGCCCACTTCAGATTGCTTGCCATTAGCGTCACGGCTGCACCGGCAAATGCCGCAAAGGTCGCCGTGGTTTTAGAGCCGCCAGTCACGCCGTCGTCAAGCAGTCCGGTAGCGGTGATTGTGTGTGCGTTTGCGGTTTGCGACACGACGGTGAGAGTAAGCCCTTCCTGTGCGACAGTCGGAGCCGCCAGGGTCATCGCTGCAACGCCAGCTTTAGTGAGCGTCGCTGTCCCTGGAGTCAACGCCAATGCGCCGTTGACAGCGTATGCTGTCACGAGGTTTTGCACAATGCCGTTGATTGGCATCACCTCGATGACATCGCCGTCAGCCGTTGCGGCATCGCGAGCGATCCCCGCGATGTTTCCATTCGCTACGCTGGAAACTTTCCCAGACGCTGCCCCGTAGACATAAGCACCGGCAGTAACCGCTGCTGCTGCGATCATTTTCTTTGTGCCGGTCGCCGTTTTCAGACGCACAGAACATGGACCAGCCGCGAGGCAGTCCGTGTCCAGTGTTCCGATAGATGGATCGAGAGCACCCGCAACAGCGATGGCTCCCGGAGTCTTTACTCGCAGATGCTTGGCGACTGCTCCTGCTGCGGTGTCAGGCACCACTGAAGCTTCGAAAAACTGACTCATATCTTTGTCCTTTTGAACTTGGATGAATTGAAAGCCACCGGGCCGCGAAAATTACCGCGCGTTGAACTCGTCAACAAAAGCCTGACGGAGTCCGGGGTTGTTGCGGTCTGCCAGTGCGGCCGCTTTCATTTTGTTTCCGTTGCACTTTGGCAAGCAACTTTCGATTGCCTGATTCCATCGAGCACTTGCGGAAGGTCCGCTGGTGCGAGCCTTGGCAACTGGCTTAACGCCCTTGGCTTTAGCCTTGCATTTCGTCGGGTCTTCTTCGCCGTCCATCGCCTTTGCGTCGGCCGGCACTGGCTCTTCTTCGCTGTCGTCTTCGGTGCTGACCTCAAGCTCAGCGGCCTTGTACTTGGCGAGTTCTTCCGTCATTGCAGTGACCTGCTTTTTCAGGTCTTCGTTCTCACTCATCATTTCTTCAGCGGCTGCTGAAGCGACTGAAGCGAGCGGGAGATTCCGGCGCAGGCACTTGACGATGAACTTTTCAGACGCCTTTGGAAATGCTGCTTCAATCTCTTGCAGAGTTGCGGCAACAGGTTTTGACTCACTCATGGTTTTGCCTTTCGTTGAGTCGTTGTCACCGCCTGAGCCCGACCCAGACAGGGCGGCTAAAACTCTGTGCGGTATGTTCTTCACTTTGGCGAACGCTCGCCCAATGACTGGCTGGCCGGCGATTCGTTTCGCCAGTCCCATGTCAACGGACTGCTGAGCGTTCAGGTATGTTTCGTTTTTCAGGATGGCCTTGATCTCGTCTTCACTCTTGCCGGATCGCTGAGCGTAGGCAGCCACCATCGACGTTTTCAGTTTGCCGAGCATTTCCGATTGGCGTGCAAAGTCTTCGTCGTCGCCCTCAACCTGTGCATAAGGGTTATGCAGCATCATGTAACCATTGCTGCTGATTTCCACGTCTTCAAATGCACAGGCGATGAATGAAGCAATCGAGAACGCAGACGATTCGATCGACAGAGACTTCGGTCCTTGATACGCGGCAAATGCGTCGTGAATTGCAAAACCTTCAAAGACCGATCCGCCTTCGCTGTGGATCTTGACAGCGATCGGGTCCGTTCCGTTTTCTGGCAGTTGCTCGCGGATCGTCGCGGCGGAGATTTCCCCGTCACTGCTTCCGATCACGCCATCGATTCGAATTGTTTTAGGCGATATCATTGAGCACCTCCGGGGTGTCGACAGGTGCGTCGACAGCGTCTTTAATCAATGCGTCGACAGATTGCTGAGTCAATCCAATCCCGCCGAGGTAAACACGGGCCGCTGATTCGCTTGTGGCTCCGCTCGATAGTTCTTCCAGAACCTTCTGAATCGCTTTTCGATTGCGGTTCCACTGCTGAGTAGACAGTCCTGCAAATTCACCTGTCGGCTGTGCGTCTCCACCGTCGCTGGGCTTATCGGCTGTCTTTTCCTGCACAGCAATCGCTGCCGGGTCTTGCATTGCCATTGTCGTTCCGGCTGGCATCGGCAACGCGATCAGATCCCGCCAAGTAATTGCAGGCCCGTTCGGGAATGTCGCGTTAATCTTTGCAGCCTGCTTTGTGGCTGCTTCGATCGCGAATGAATTGTCAGCGATGGATTCTTCTGCAATCTCTTCCCAGTCCTTGCCTCGCGCCGCGTGCAATCGTCGGGGAGATGTCAGGCAGTTTTTCAACTGCGTCGCATCGCCTTCCGCGTCTGCCACTGGCTCGATGTAGCTCCACGTCGGCAAGTTCCAGTTGTGGCGGAAGATTCCGTCGCCAAGTTTTCGGGCGGCTTTCTTTATTGCCGGGTCTTTCGTTTCCTTCAGGTACTGAGACAGCTTCCAAATGTAGGCGGGGCGATTAAGCCGGCGCACCAAATTCATCTGATCGGCCACGAATCCTTTTCGGGCTTCATCAACAGCCCCACGCCATCCGCTGAAGTTGGTTTCGCTTCCGTCCATCAGGACGAGACAGAGCGGCAAACCAAAGTTGACGCCGATGATTTGCAGGATCAATTTTACTTGCTGGAAATATTCCGAGTTCGGAACGTTCGGGCTGAAGCCTTGTAGTTCTTCCCCTGGCTGGCCGATGACTTCCATGCCGGGCGAGACGCCTTCGAGCTGTCGCGTTCCAGCCTGAGTTGTTTCTGTGGTCGCGTCGCCATAGGCACTGTCGGCAGACGGCAGACGATTTCCGCCGGCCGCCATCTTGCGGAACACGGCAAAGCAGGAGACAACTTGCTGCTGAACGAGCTTCGCGAAGTTAATATCTTCGAGCATCCCGGAAATTGAAAACACTGGGGCCAGCTGAGTGACGCCGCGAGTCGGATTCACTCGCTTCGGGTTGTAGACGTGGAAGATTTGCCGAATCCCGTCTTCATTGCGGACATCAATCGGCGTGCATTCTCCGAACTGGCCGAACTCGCTTAGCTCTTCCGCGACGTGGTACTGTTCTCGCCGGCCGACTCGATTCGCCGTGACTCCGAGAAACGTGTCTTCAACCTTTGACTTCGTCCGAATCAGATGCGATTCCAGAAGCTGAAACGATCCTTCCTCGGTGCCAGTGACAATGATGTCGCCATCAACCGATTCGCTTCGGCAGCATTGCCGCTCAATTTCTTTCCAAGTGGTTTCGCCAGTAACGTCGCACTGGTCAGGGTCGGTTGAGAAGTCTTCCCACCATGCCCACAGTGCATTGTCGAGCCCCTTGTCGCCGGTCTTTGGGTCGAGTGTGAAGCCACTCTGAACGATGTTGTCAACGCGACGATCGGCAAGAATGCCGACGAGTGCGTCGTTGCGGTCCATGTCCCGAGCTTGCTCAATCAGTTCGTAATACTTGCCTTCACTGCGGAAGTGATAATCAGGGCCGCTGCCCATCGTGGAGACGCCTGTGCGTCGTCGAACGAATCGGCTGTGTCGTGTGGCGTCGTAATCCGCACGAATGTCGCCGAATGCAGATTGAATGCTACGGGGCTGCGTGCTCATCGGTAGTTCGTCCCCGCTCCGAGGAATCGAACTGAGCTTGCTGCGCCGCCTGTCGTTGTTGCGTTAGTCGCAACGTAATCCAATGCCCGCTTGAGCATCGTCTCAACAAATGACTTGCCGATGCTGAGCGAGCTTGACTGATTGCTGGCTGACTCTGCGCGAAGAATCAACCATCGTTTTGCGGCAGTGACAAACAGCTTCGCGCGTGCAACGCTGGCGACTTCTTCAAAGTCGGCGTATTCGAGCAAATCTGTTTCGATGTCCGCTATTACCATGCACGGACGTTAGCACGAACTGGGATTCGCGTGTTTGATTTCCGGAAATCGGATTCATGCAGTTGTCAGGTTTTCAAGAATCCACAGCATCGCCTTGGTCTTGTCTGTGACTTCCGTGCCGTCATCAAGCCGCGCACCTTCGTCCTGCAGTTTGCGAATCTTGTCGCTCAGAATCTTGCGATGCTTCGGCGGCAGGACAACGTCAACGCGACGAACATGGGCCATTGATGTCACGTAGTTTTCCTCGGGGGGTGTGGGCTGTTCAATCTTCTGCTCAACAGGTCGCAGCTCTCGAACTGTTTCGGTGCCGTCAATTCGCGGAAGTGGTTTCGCCATCTATCTTCTCTCCGTTGCAAGGAAGGGCTGCCCGTGAGGATTCACGAGCCGTGGTTTCGGTTCTGATTTTACCTGCTGTTTAATTGGCTCCGGCTCTGGGTTCACGAGCCGTAACCCAGTGCATCCGGCCGCAGCACAGGCCAGAGCGTAAGCGTCCAGCCAGTGGTTGTTATTCTTATCGTGGACGATCCATTGCCGCTTATTGACTTTGCCGTCGACCGGCACAAGCTGCTCAGACTCGCTCACCATGTGGCGGGCAAACTGTAGATGGAATTTCATGTCAGCGTGTGGCGGATCGAATAGAGCAACGCTGCCAGCAAGCCGCGTGTGGTCCATGAAAGCATCGACAAGGAATCTGTCCTGCCCCCACTTCTTCCAAAACTCCGTGTTGACGTTATAGAGCCACAACTCCCGCCGCTTGCTGTCGGCGGTTTTGTGTGCGTAGGATTGCAGGAAAGGCTCATAGTCGTCGGTCTGCTTTTTCTGTCGAAAGCGATCCATACTGTGACCCTTCGACGGATAGAACGGGGCACCCATCTGATTGCAGAACTCGTAAATCGATTCCGCAAAGTCCCCGGAGTCGACCAATACAAGCAAAGGCTGCGCATCCGCGAACACGTCCCCGTCCGCGAATTGCTTCAGGCTTTCAAGGATCGCCAGTTCGATTGCCTGCTCCGTTGAAAACTTCGACAAGCCATGTGTCTCCACGACTCCATAGTCTGTGACCCATGAAACCAGATCCCGAGTGCAGGACAGCTTGACCCAGTGTGATTTGTATTTGCCGATA